AGTTTAAATGGGAAGGTGTTGATGAAGGAAATTAATTCTTGAGGAAGGTATAGGGGCGCCTTGTTATGGTGACGTGGAAGGTGATCGGGGGTGTTATGTTTTCAGGGAGCAATGCTCCGGGGACGCCATGCCCAGACATAACAGAAGCCGAGATTTCTAATGGAAACTTAACAATTTCTACCCGGCCGATGACTTCCTTTTCAAACCGTTGAACATTGACACCTTTGATGACGCCTCGTAGAAATTCATTGGCTTCTGTTGGAGGCATATTCATTACCCTGCCCTCCAACCTTTCCAGAAATTCCAATGTTTTGTCCAGGTTATATACTTTCTTGATCGGTTGAGGTGGAGGAGATTCCATCTCAACCTTTTTCTTTTCGGCTTCCAATTCATCCAGGCGCAGGGATAGCGTTTCGCTTAAGCCGCGCAGCTCTATGGCATTCAATACATTCCCGATCCGGCGTTTCAGAGATGCGACTTGTTGGGCTTTGATCCTGGTTGAGGCGGTTAATTCGATGGCAAGGATTTCATCTTGATTGTTCAGGTTTTCCATGGCAATGGGGATGACATCTTTCCGCCGAAAATAATCAAATATCTTTTGGATTACGGCTTCTTCGAGGAGGATCTTCGGGATACTTTTGGCATTGCATTCACGGCCAGATGTTCTATTTTGCAATGTACACGCATAATAACCAAAGCTTGTCCTATCTCTTTTGCGGGTATTGAATTTGATGACCGAGCCATACATGGGGGATCCGCAAATGGCGCAAAACAATAATCCACTTAATCTAAAGGATGAGATGCGGCCATGTGATGAATTCGCATCAGATTGGTGGGAACGGCTTTGACCGATCTGTTGAACTTTGTCCCACATTTCTCTGGTGATCAGCGCTGGCGCATAATCCAAAATGACCTGGTCTCCGAATTTCAATTCTCCGAGGTAGATGCGATTGGTGAAAAAATCCCTGTAGGATGAGTTGGTACGGTAAAGATGGGTGGCATCATGAATTTGTTTATAAGAAGCGCCCCTTGTGCGCATTTCCCAAGCTAGACGGCAAATCTCCCATTTCTCCGGATCCGGCACCCATTTATGGACGACATGCGGGCTTCCATCACGACGGCGGCCTAAATCCAGCGCTGAACGGATAAATCCTACTGGTGGAGTGCCTCCCAGAGCCCCGTATTGATCGACCAAATGATGTACTCCGCGCTTTACGTCGGTTTTGAGATCATCCAGGTATTTGGCGCTCATCCAGTCTATAGCCATCTCGATCAGCTGGCCATCCAGTCCTTCAGGGATGGAATCATTGAGGGAATGGATGATCTTACCGAGGCGGCGAAGATCCGCTTTATAGAAATTGGAATCGTTGAGATCCCGGGCAAAGCGGCTGAATTTCCAGACGATAAGTCCGGCTTCCGGCACGTTGGCGCCATGAAAGTAGTGGACCATTTCCTGGAAGGCAGTGCGCCCGATGGTGGAGCTGCCTGGCTGCGCTTCATCTTTGAAGATGCGGGTCAGGATTATGCTGTTTGATTTGCACCAGGCGCGGACAGCCTCTTCCTGCTGGGTGATGGAGAGATCTTGCTCATCGCCGCCGGAATCGCGCAGGTAGGCGGCGACGCGGGTATTAGGGGAAAAGGGAGAAGATGAATTTGATGGCATGTATAGGCTATCTAAATGAGGTTGACAGAATATGCTACAATGTTGTTGAAAGTGCCACCATATTCCGAAACCCGTGATGATGTCACGGACCTCTGTGAGGAAAACTCGTAAGAGTGTAGGATATGGGGCATTTTTATTTATTCTTCTTGGATTTAGAAAAATCTATTTTCCAAATAGAAAAGTGTTTAGATGTGATTGAAGTATCCCTTGCAAGAGAATTGAGTCCAACCATTAGTTTTATGTAATTTGCAAGATCAATTTTTGATTGTTTCGGATGAGATGATTTATGGTTACCATTCCATTCGTATCCGATTGCGCCCATTAATATATCGGCCAATTGCATCAAATTGCTTTTCTTTGAATCGATGGCTTGAATACTTCGGATTGGATGATCAAGGTATGAATATTTTTTGTGTAGGCCATTATTGAGAATGGCACATAATGTTGATAGTTTGTAACCTGTATTCACCCGCTCGTCGAGATGGATTATTACTTCGTCTCCAGCCCGAAGATACCGACCAAAGGAATGTAATAAAAACTGGTACATCATTTTATAAAAACTTAAATCTGAATTGTTATTATGAAACCGTTTCTTATCAAACTCAACCATATCAATAACCATTGATTTGAAAAGAATGATTTTCCTGTTTTCAAAAAAAATGTCTAAAAATATTTTATATTCATCCAGTTTTTGCCAGGATACTTTAGTCCATTTCAACTCAGCAAACATACCTAAAGCTTCTCTATAGACGGAAAACTGATATTCGAGATTATCAATCAATTCAGAAAACGTAATAACCCCACCTAAAACCATGTATCTGGAATTTGTCTGGCGGCTTTCATCACAAAATATTTCCAGTTTTCTGCCTGGCTGCTTAGAAGTGGGTGATGGGAAAGTCATTTAGTTTTTATAATTCGAGCTTCCCCTGCCCCGTTGATGGCTTTTGCCGGGGGGCTTTTTTAAGGGTGGCGTTGCCTGTTCTATGGATGGGTGGCATGTCGATCTTTTTGCCGGCAAGGAGCTCTCCGACGGTGAGGATTTGCAGCCGGGGGTGATCTCCCCAGGCGGTTTTGTAATAACCGGCATCAAGGGCTTCGTTGAGCATGGGTTTTGTGGGCGGGTTGAAGGTGAGCAGGACGCCCATTTCGGCGTTTTCGCGGTCGATAACGCCATGCAGATCGCGGACGTAACCGGGGTTGAGGTTGCCCGCTTTGACGGAGAAGATGACCTGGTGGGTTTCGTCGCTGTTGTCGAAGTGGAAGAATAAGCGGCCATCGATGCCCTGATCGGCGCCTTTTTTCTTTTCGACAGGACGCGCGCCAACGAGTGAGAGCGCCCACCACTGGAACTGGTAGGGATCTTGGGCGGCAAGGGTACGGGCTTCTTCTTCGGTGGTTGGTTCGCCGATGACCTGGTATTTGGCATCGGGGGCAGAGGTGGCAAGGCGGTCTTTGATGAGAGCGATAGCCAGCTGGGTTATATCGATGCCGAGCCATTGACGGTTAAGCGCCTGAGCGGCGGCTACGGCTGTGCCGCAGCCGCAAAAGGGATCGAGAACAATATCGCCGGGATTGGAGGAAGCATTGATGATGCGTTCGAGGAGTGCCTGGGGTTTCTGGGTAGGGTAGCCAAGGCGCTCGGTTGCAGACCCCATTAAAGGCGGAATATCCACCCAAACATCCTGAGTTGAAGTTCCCTGCATGTTATCTAGGTATCCTTTATAAGATGGAGTACCTGATTTTGAATAGACTAATAAACCTTCATCATGCATTCTTTGCATTCGATGTTTCGTATATTTCCAAACTTTTGTGACACCATTCCATTCGTATGTTAAATTTGGGCGATTCGGATTAGGGTTAATGCATGATATTAATCGATATCTTCTTCCATCTGGCTCAAAATATTTATAAAACTGTTCTAAATATTGTTGACGATGAGGGATAAAAGATCCATTCCAAGTTCCGTTTTGGTTTTTTTTATAAAAAAGTAAAACATCATGCGAACTTCCGAATCGTTTAAAAGCATTTCCGTGAGGTAATGACCTAATCCAAATAATTTCGTTTGTAAAACAAATTCCACCAAATATTGCATCGAGAAGGATTTTCAGATAGTGGCTGGCTGTGGGGTCGCAGTGCAAATACAGGCTGCCGGTGGGTTTGAGGACGCGGTGCAGTTCGACGAGGCGCGGTGCCATCATGGCGAGGTATGCCATCATGTTGGAGTTGCCGAGCAATTGCCTGAAGGCTTGCAGGGCGAGGCTGACCTGCCCGCCGCGTTCTACGACTTCGCGAAAGGCGGCATCTGAATCGGGTCCCCATTCCCAGGTGTCTTCAAAGGCCTGGATCTGGGCTGAGGATTTGCCGCCGGAATGTTCGGCAAAGAGGACGTTGTAGTTGGCGTTCGAATTGAAGGGCGGATCGAGGTAGATCAGATCAACCGATTCGTCTTTGATGTATTCCCGGAGGATTTCCAGGTTGTCGCCGTAGTAGAGGGTGTTGGTCATGAATTTTGATTTGTAATCTGGTCTTCAAGTTTCTTAGATTTATCTATTATGTAGTCAAGTGAGGTTGGAAATTCATACTTTTCTTTAATCCCCTCAATCTTTTGTCTGAACTTTTCTAAACGTGCGATTTTCCCTTTGACTGTTTTCAAAGTTTCTACGTTTTTCTTAACATTTTCCCAGTCTCTTTCGGCTGCGTCATAAATAATATTAAACCTATCCTCTTTCAATGTGTTGATCACTGCCGAAGGAGCTAATTCAATTGTTTTAATTCCCTTAAGTTCGAAAGGTAAAAGGAAATTCAAGTTTCGAATGGCCTCATCAAATCTTGAATATACGACATCGATGTTATTAGAAGTCGCCATAAGTTGGAGAGATTCTTGTAAAATTACCTTTGGACGGTTTGTTTCTATCATATAAATTGGATAGCATTTTGAACATAATCCAATTGAGTTAACAGCAAAAAATATACCTTTTTTCTCGCATAACTTACACATAGCCATAATATTCCCTCCTTATAACTCTGGCATTAGAACCACTTACGGATTGAAATAACTATTTTTCCTTCTATATGCACCTGGTCTGCATTGACCAGGATTGGTTCCATATCTGGATTGGCTGGCTGCAAGCGGACTGTTCCATTCTGTCGGTAAAACTTTTTGAGGGTGACCGCGTTATCGTCATCCAATCGGACGGCGACCAGATCACCATTATTGGCCGTTTTGACCTGGCGGAGGACGATCATATCGCGATCGTGGATACCCTCGCCGATCATGGAATCACCTTCCACTTCAAGCGCAAAAAGTTTGGATGGGTCGATGTTATTTGGAAGCCAGCTGCGCATGATGGTGATGCAAGATTCGGGCTCATAAAGCGAGAAATCTGAATGCGGCATTGAGATAGCGGTTCCCGCGGCAATGCGGCCGAGGAGCGGAATGGAAACCCCTGGATTTGCCGCGTCGATGCTCAGACCCATGATCTCATAAACTTCAGGAAAGACGCTGGCAATGACCTTCAGGTTCTGGACACCGGGTCGTTTCGTGCCGGACATCCACCTGGCAAGCATAGATTGACTGACCCCCAAAACTTCAGCGAATTTTACCTGGGAGCCTTCATTTCCAAATTTATCCCCCCGCCAGGTTAAGTATTTTTGAGTTATCCAGTCTTTGAAATCCATAGGCAAATTGTAGCAAATTATAGCAATATGTTGACAAACTATACTTATGTGCTTATACTATTCACATATACATAGTTTATTCACTAATAGATATTGGAGGTCCCATTGAAAACAACAGCATTGAATGTACGAATTAGCGAGGAGACGGAGCGCAAGATTGAAGCGATTATGGCGCTCACGTACCGGGGCAAGGGGGCAACGATCGATTTCGCAGTGAGCCAGTGTTTTGCCGCGCTGGAGGAAGCAGCCCAGACGACGATATCGGTGGAAGAGGCACTGGAGGCGGAGGGGAGATGATGGAAATCCTTTCAGTAGATGACATTAGAAAAAAGCTGGAGAACTACCCGGATGATCTACTGCCTTTGAGGGTTGCTGAGATTTTGCGAGATCAAATGGCTGTGTATTATGAACTATCCAAATTTTCCAATGATTACTACGAGGGTGCTCTTGCGGCATTCAGTATCGCAGATATGTTGATGCAGAAATTACTTACTTCAAGCCAATTGCCTTCAAAAAAATCTCTGTCAGAACCCCCAACATTGAAGGAATAGTGACGGACCCCATGGATTTGATGGTCTCTTTGGCTTTTTCCCAGTTGGATTTATCGGCAGACAGTTCGATGAGATCATGCCCTGAATTTGTCAGGCGTTCAATAATCCAGAAGGAATCACCGCCGAGGAATTTCGGGTTCTTGCCGATGAACAATCCTTCGTCGTGCATGATGGCAAGGTGTGCCAGGGCATGGGTCTCTTCAATCTTTTCATTCTTGCAAAAATCAGCAAAGGATTGTTCTGATGTGGCAAAGACCTTTTCGATAGATTCATTTTCCTGGATATACAGTGTCAGTTTTTTGATCAAGTCCCAATCGCGTTTCATGTTTTCTATTTCCTTTCTTGAAATAGCGTAGCACAAAGTATTTATTTTGAGGGATTCGAGTTTTTGAATTCGTAATATCCCCAACACACCGAAATATCCCAAAAATTTTATATCCACAACCCCCCTTCGGCTTCGACAAGCTCAGTCAACGGGGACAAACATTCATCAGGAGGAATAATGAACGAGCTATTGGATAAACAAACGCTGGCAGCAGTGATCGCTGCCTCACCGGTATTACCGGGTGTGCGGGAAGAGGCGCGTGAGTTGCTGGCCTGCATGCGGAATGTGATGGAAATGGACGTAAATGAAGTTGCCAGCGTGATCGTGCAAGATCTGGCATCGGCATTGACTGTCAGAACGGGTGAAGTAATTTCTGCCCAGGCAGTTGGACGGTTACTGCGAGAAATGGGTCTTTCAGGGCAGCGAACACGTGACGGGTATCGATATTACTGGACATCCGAACAGTTTTCGATTTTGGATGGGGCAATAAATGGCTCAGACAAAATCCCCCCAACCCCACTTCTTCAAGGGGGGCAGAAATGAAAGCCATTTCACCGGTTGAACGCATGAAGGTGGTTGATGAAGCCTTGAACCTGTGCAAACTGGCAGGGCGCACCCAGGATGAAGGACTGCGGGTTAAACGCCAGGCGAAGGCGATCCTTGTATTGGCAAAAATCCAGCGCGCGGATATGAGTGTTTTCCGTGAGCATCTAGGGATGGGGAACATGGAGTTTGGACAGGCGATCTTTGTGGCGCGGCGATTAATTCGCGCGGGGATCCTTTTCCAATCACCTGATGTAAATGAGGCCCTTCGATGGGAAATATTCAATCAATTTGTTGATACCAAGGGAATCCCCCCCGAATCCCCCCTTTCCCAAGGGGGGCAAAGTGAGGTGGGGAAATGATAACTGAAATGAAAAATCTCCCCATCCCCACCAGTGCCATCGACTCGGGGGATACAGTTATCCTTCAAAAATTCCCCCTCATTCCCTCTATAGAAAAGGGGGGAAGTGATGGGTTCGGTGAGTGGCTTTCAGAGCAGGGTTCTTCTCGCAAAACAATCCAGGCTTATCTTTCTGATTTTCACCAGTACGAGATGTGGTTTGCCAATTATTACGGAGAAGATTTCACCCCTGAGAAATTGACCTCACATGATCTGCGCACCTGGCGTGATCACACGCTTAACCGGGAACAGCGTTCGCCATCCACCTGGAACCGGCGCAAAGCCAGCCTGTCTGTTTATTGCCAATACGCGCGCGTAATCGGGGCGATCTCCCATGACCCCACGCGCGGGTTACAGTCAGCAGAGGCGGTCTCGCTCCCGCCTCGCTGGCTGGATGCCATTGAATACGGGCGGGTGATCCGCTGGATGGAACACGCAGTGGACCACGCCAACACCGCCCAACAAAGAGACGATGCCCGCCGTAATGTGGCCATGGCGGGGTTGATGCTGTTTGCCGCCCTGCGCGAGGGTGAGGTTGTCGCCCTGCGTTACACGGATATCACGATCTCAGAGCGCAAAGGCAAAGCCGTTGTTCATGGCAAAGGACAAAAACTGCGCAACGTCCCGCTGAGCCTGGAAGCCAGGGAGGCATTGAAGCCCTATTTGAATCCCCCTATATCCCCCTTCGAGAAGGGGGACAAGGCAGAAGGTTATTTATTTCCGATCTCGCCACGCCAGATACAGAACATTGTGGGGGATGTTGGCCGCGAAGCCCAGGTTGAAGATCTCACTCCCCACCGCTTTCGCCACACGGCGATTAAGAGGATGTTGGACGCGGGGATGGATCCGATCGCGGTGCAATTTGTTGCCGGGCACGCCAAATTCAGTACCACTGCCGGGTATGCCAAACCGGGTTGGGACGATCTGGAACGGGCGGTTGAGGGTGTGGCGATAGGAAAGGTAAGGTGAGAGTTGGCGACAGATAGAAAACCATGTGGAAGACCTGCGACTGTTCGATATACATGGCCGGGAAAGGATGAGACCTACGCCTGCATTATGCATGCTCAAATGCTTTTCAATGTGGTCAACGCGATGGGTTTACATCTTCAATTGATCCCTTTATCTGTGGCTGAAATAATCCAAGGCATCGAATGTACCAATGAGTCACCTATCCCCCCTGTTTCCCCCTTAGTGAAGGGGGACATCAATAGAAGAGAGGCACAGTGAGCGCCAAGACCCTTTATTTTTGTTCTCTGATCATTGGTTTATCCGCAGGGTGTGTGGTCAATCTCGCGACATTGGGTCGAGGCGGATTTTATCTGCCCGGCATTGATTTTCTGTTTTGCACCACACCGAAAACCTGTATCCATGAGGAAGGCCACCGGCTGGATGCAAAACATGGGTTTATCAGTGAGAGTATCGAATACCAGGTGGCGATCAATGTTTTCGCAATTGCCCATCCAGATCATCCCTGGAGCCATGCCATCAGGATTTACAAAGACGACTGGAGCGAAATGTATGCCCAGATCTACGAGAGCGTAGACGGGAATATTGATCAGCTGCCGGCGGAATTTCAACCCTTTTACCGGGGGAATTGAGAGGAGTTTTTTATGGCCAGATATAGGACTCGCGAAGAAATGATGAGGCATCGGCTGAGTGTGCGGATCAAAGGTACGCCAGAAATGGTAGACAGGGCGGCAAGCATGATCAATGATGTGCTGCCCGCGCTTGGGCAGGTCGTTGAATGGTCGGACAGAATTCAGGACAGGGATGATCCCAACAAAGTTCACGTTTTTCTCAATGTGGATACGAATGCGGAGGTGAAACATGCTCAATAGTCCGTTAGTACAGAAATATGTCGATCTGGCAAACCGCGAAGCCGATGAGATCAGCAAAGTTAGAGAGGCGGTTGCAACAGCAGGGCTCAATCAATTTGAAACCAATGTGATGACCTGGCTGGGGTCGATGGTGAACGAAATTGAAGACATGGACGAGCCAGTCTACACGATCAACTGGAATGGCGGGATTGAATACAGCCAGTCCTTTCGGTGGCACGGCTGTGAAGGAATTGTCACCAGTGGGCCATGGGGGCTTGCCTGGAAGGTTCGGCCGATCGCGGGAGCCTGGATCAAATTGGGAATTTTGGACATCTATGGAAATAAGATCGTCGAATATTTGAAATTGATCAGCGATATCCCGAATACGGGCAAGGGTGAATATGTCGAAAAAGCAATCCCCACCGATGAGGAGGAGATCGGCAAGTTCTTGCTGAAGATGATCATCCACATTGATAAGCGAAAACTGGCGGAAAAACGCCAGGAGGAAAGGGTCAGACAAAATGCTTTATTTACCATGGAGGATGGATTCAAAGAGTGCGACGATTCGCACACATTGAATAAATACCTGAGGGGGTTGATCGCGTCCAACCCGGAACATACAGAACGCTGGAAGGCGGCGGCTGTGCGAAGAACACTGGAACTCGCCTCAATTGCCAAGAAGAAAGAAGCCGAGGAAAGGTATTCAGCCTTGGCTGTCAGCGAGGAAAAGCGGCTGGAAATGGAGGCGGCGGCTTTATTCAAACCGTTCACCGTTTACAAGTTGGAAATAGCCATGGAGATGGCGGCGACGGCAACGGAGGCTGAGTTCAAGACCAGGCATGTGTATGCTACTGCTTCCGTTCCGGATGAGGCTGGCTGGTACAGCCTGATCTACCAGGGAAAGATCACCAAATACCGTCCGGGATATGTGATCGGGGTTTATATGGTCGAAATAGACACGGTCAACCACAAGGATGTTGAAATTCTTTGCGGCCGGGTTTGTTTGCGATCTGACAAGGTGGAAGGGGTTGAGGTCTGGTCATACGCCACCCCGGAAGGACTTGGATAGCCAGTGAAGTATCAGGTCGATATTTCGATCTGCGTTGTGGCATGCCCGCCCGGTGATCGCTGGCGGTATGAGCATGGATTTAAGCAGTTTTTAAAATATCTCAAGGAGTGTGATGATGAGTCTCTACCTGGCTATCCTGCTGACTGTGGCATTAATCACGGCAATCCATTACTTCCCGTTTATGACGCTGGCCAGGGAAGGGATGCCCGCGGTGATGATCTATTTACTGAATCTGATGGCGATGTTGGTACCACTCACCCTGTTATTTTTGGATTGGGGAATTCACCCGTCCCCGTGGCAGATGCATAACAACGTACCGGCGGTAAATGTCTGGGTTTTGGCACTGTGGGGTTTCGGGATCCTTGACCTGGGAACCATTTTTGTTCTTTGTCTATTGGATGACAGACTTGCAGAACGCAACCGGGCGGAAATGGCCGAAGCCGAGACGAAAATACTAAAGGAAGAGTTGGAATGAGCAGACTTTGTAAGGCAGCAGATACGACCAGGGATGTTCAGGAACGATGCCTGGGTAAACTGGGAAACTGCGTAGTACTTATTGGGATGGCCCGTGAGCGGGTTCGCCTGGCAGCCAATGTAACCAATCAGCACAGGCTTCTGGACCCTGCAGATCAGGATCTGGAAGAAGTTGTCAGCCGCATTCTCAGCGCACAGGCAGATTTGCCCTTACTCGGGACGCGGCAATGAGATTGCGCCCGCCTCCGTCTTCGCCCGCGCCTGTTTTACCAGAGAATTCAGCAGTGAAAAAACTTCACAAAGTTCGCATTTTTATCTCCATTTCCTGGCATGGGCGGGCGTTCCCAGATAATCGCGGTCTTTGCGGCACTTTTTTTAGTTCGCATAACTACCATTATGCGAAACAGAATGAATAAATCAGGGCAGTTTGATATGGTTTTTGGGTTGATAACGAATAAATTCCAGTTCGCATAACGGGATGGCGTAATGACAGATCAAAATGAAGACATCGTAGAACGAATAAACCGTGCCTGTCCGATTGACAAGGTGATGGCGCAGGATGGCTTCACCTTGCGCGCCGGGCATGACAAGCGCCGAAAGTGTGTGGAGCATGACAGCCTGGTGGTGGATGTGGGCGAGAGTTTCTACTGGTGGAACAGCACCGGTGAACACGGTGACACGATCAACTGGGTGATGAAGCGCCGCGGGGTGGATTTCAAGGGGGCTGTAGAACTGCTGTGCCGTCAATACAACCTGCCAGAACCAAACTGGGGTCATGAGTCTAACGCTTCGAGGGTGGCGGCACGGGCAAAGGAAGAAGCGCTGGCAGTGGCCGCGAGGGTGTTCCACCGCTGGCTGATGAAGGATAATGCCGCGTTGGCTTATGCTCACGGGCGCGGTTGGACGGATGAGACGATCATCGCCTGCCAGTTGGGTTTTTCTGGCAATGGGACGGAGCATGAACGGAAAGAGATCACGGATGAGATGGTGATCAGCGGGGTGGATGTGCGCTCGCCTGCCGCTGTGTCTGTGCTGGGCTACAAGGGCAAGATAGCCACCTGGTTGAGTGATCAGGGGTTGGAACCTAACAAGGGATGGATTGACAAGGGGTACATCACCGGGATGCTTGGCGGCGGTCGGCTGGTCTATCCACATCTCAAGAGCGGACGGGTGGTTTACCTGGCAGGGCGCGGGATCACTGAGAAGATCCATTACAACCTACACCGGGAGCTTGCCGGGGAGAAGCAACTGTACTTCAACCAGGCGTACAGGTTTGATAGCGACCGGGTGATATTGGTCGAAGGGCAGGCAGATGCCGTGTCGCTTGGTCAGATGGGGTATCCGGCTGTTGCTCTGGGAAACGTGCTGGTCAAAGCCGGGAGTGACGCGCTGAATTTCTGCAAGAGTCACAAGGCGGTTTATATTGCCCTGGATGAAGATAAAGCAGGTTACACGGCTGCCATCAAGATCGCCGATATGGTAGGTCCCATGGCCAGGCTGCTGCGGTGGGATGCGATCACTCGGTACCAGGGATACGTCGGAGTGGACGGGCAGACCATGCCGGTCAAGGATGCCAACGATTTGTTGAAGGCATTCACTCAGGCGAGTGTGGATGCGGATCAACAGACTGCACTCATCCACGCGGCAATGCAGGCATCCCCAACCTATGTGGAGGAACGCTGCATCAATGCAGGGAAAGCCCAGGGAGCTGAGAAGGATGAAGCCACCAAGGCGGCGCTGCTGGTGATCGCCCGAATGGATGACCTGAATAAAAGTCAATACCGTGCAAAACTCGCCAAAGCTCTCGGGGTTGGTGTCCGAGACTATGACCATATGTTGAAGACCGCCACGACCAAGGCTGCTGAAAAAGACCTGGGTGAGCCAATTTATACCTTCGGGAGGTACGATCCAAATACTGGGTGGCTTCTCGAATATCTTTATGATCCGGAATCTGAGGAACCCCAACTGGCCTGGCGGGATGCTGATGGGAAAATCGGCAGCGGGTTCAGCGTGGTGATCGACGGGCAGAAATATCTGCCATTCCCAGTCAATGAAACCGTGAGGAGCGGCGCTGTGCTCTTCCCATCGAAAGTGGGGGAGGAAAAAGAGATCCGCGAGCTGGTAACAATTGTGGAGTTGTTCATCAAACGGGTTTATCTGCTTCCCTCTGAAAAGGTCGCCCGGATGATGGCATATTACGTCCTGCTGACCTGGGTGTATGACAGTTTCAATACAATCATGTACCTGAGAGCCATGGGTGACGCGGGCAGCGGAAAGTCTGAAATGATGCGGCGTATTGGGCTGATGTGCTACAGGACGATGAATGCCAATGGCGCCGGATCCACATCCAGCCTATTCCGGGCGGTGGAAAGATACCGCGGTACAGTCTTCATCGATGAGGCGGATCTGAATAATTCCGACACCGAAGCGGACATGGTGAAGTTCTTGAACCTGGGGGCGATGAAGAATAACCCGATCTGGCGAACTGTCGAGGTTACCGGGCCCAACGGTAATAAGGATTTTGAGGAAAAAGCATTTCAGACATTCTGCCCGAAGTTGATCAGTATGCGGAAGGATTTTCGGGATGACGCGGTGGGCAGCCGGTGCCTTTCATTTAAACTGCAACCCAGAGAACAAATTGAACTCAAACGGGCGGGGATAACGAACGAGATCAATTCATCAATGAGAGCGCAGGCTCTGGCTATCCGCAATCTGCTGCTGCAATGGCGGTTGCGAACCTGGCAACCGGAAATAGAGATCGATCCTGAATTCTATGAAATGGCGATTTCCGCCCGTCTCAACCAGGTTGCCGGTCCACTTCTGGCTTTGGCCAAGGAAGACCCGGAGCAACAGGAAGAGATCCGTAGGAATTTGCGTGAGTATTACCAGGAAACGATTCTGGAGCGATCGATGACGATCGTGGCGCGGATCATCGAGGCGTTTTGGAAGATATGGAAGTTTCCGGATTTGCATAAGACCATGACCAAAGTTGATGCCAATGGGGATACCTGGATCAAGGTCGGAGATCTGACGAGGATCGCCAACGAGTTGATTAATGAGATGAACGGGGTCAAGGAGGAAGAGGAGGATGACGGAGGTAAGAAACGCAAGAAAAAGGATTTCGAACTGACTCCCCAGGGTACCGGTCACAAACTGCGAAATGACATGCAACTGCAGATGAGCAAACGACAGCGGGATGGGTATTGGGTGCGATTTGATGAGGCACGCCTGGAAGGTTTATCCATGCGGTACGGGATCAATCCGGCTGAATTGGGACCTCAAAATTCAAAGACACCAGCCCAAGAAACGATGCTATGAACTTTGTGAACTCTGTGAACTTACTTTCTGCTTCTGCATTTGTTTTGTATTTTTTGCATTGCAAATGTGAAACCCCTCAGGGGTGTTCACAAAGTTCACAAGTTCACACGGACAAAAATGGGCATTTTATAAGCAAAACTGAAGGAAAAAGGAGATATTCGGGTCAGTCCTACTACTTATGTATGAACTGTATTGTACTTCTGTGTATCTATATGAGGCTGAGTCCTCAATTTGCTAATGGCAAAAAAGTGTTGTGTGAACTTAGTGTGAACTTACCTGATTCAAAGTTCACACTTTGGAGGGACTTTGACTGTTGGCAAAGAAAGGTGGTGGTGATGGATAAAGAATCGTTGAAGGTTTTTCTGATCACCCTGGTGATCGTCGGGTTGATTGTGGGCGGGTTTATTTTGGATTTTCGGTCATGGAGATGAACCAGATGGGAAATTCGTCTCAAACATTTGATGTGAATTTGTGCGAGGCAGGTTTTGAGATCTACAGCAAGGTGATTGCCAGGATCACGGAGAACCAACCGGCAGAGTATGAATATAAGGATTTTTATCAGCATCGCATAGATTGCAAAACTTGTACGGTGAAAGGATTAAAAGAAAATGACGTTACATGAGTTGATCAATCATTATTACAAGGCGCGGAAGTTCATCGTTCCCATGGCTGGCCAGGCGTTGATGTTCTTGATCTCGGAGATCGGCGAGTTGGCGGAGGCTTATCTGACAAGAGAACGGGGAAAGCTGCCCGCCGGGATGGTGACCATCCTGGTTGATATGCAGTACATTGGCCAACGGGCAGACAAATGGGTGAGTGCCCAGGAAGAGCAGTGGGTAAGGAACCATGACCGGAAGAAGGAACCAAACGTGGAGAGTGAAGTGGCTGACTGCCTGATGATGCTGGAGCGGTTTGCTTCCCAGTTGGGGATAGATCCGTTGGAGGCATTGGTTTGTAAGATGCGGGATAAGGGGTTTGTTCCAGTAGATGACCTAGGAGCATTGAAGTGAAAGAGCGACCGATTATTTTTACTTCCGATAGTGTAAGAGCAATACTTGATGGACGGAAAACACAGACAAGAAGGGTGATCAAACCACAACTATCACCAGATTTGAAATGGATGGGTTGGATTATCGGAGTTGGTTCCAATAACGACAAATCTTTAGGATGTGCCCAATGGGTTGATAATTTTCCACTATCAACAAAGACACATACTGTCAAAAATCCCTACGGTCAACCCGGCGATAGATTGTGGGTGCGGGAAACGTGGATTAATCCATTTTTGACCGAAGAACGCCTACCAAGTGAGATGCCAATTCGTCCCAAAGAAATTCGCTATCGTGCGGATGGTGTTGAATATCCGCGCTGGCAACCATCTTTCTTCATGCCCCGATGGGCTTCGCGGATCACGCTGGAAATCGTCAATGTCCGGGTGGAACGGGTGCAGGATATTACAGAAGAAGATGCAATTGCCGAAGGGATAGATTATCTATTCTCGAAAGAGGATTGCCTAACCACGGCTGGATTAATTGGAACTGCGCCTAAAGATCACGGATATAAAAACTACCTGTGGCATGGTGACTACGGTAAATATGGTATTGAAAACAGACAAAGCGATTCTTGGCCATATCAATACAGCGGGTACAAAAATGCCATTGGGAGTTATTCAAGTCTCTGGGAAAAGATCAATGCCAAACGTGGCTACGGCTGGGATACAAACCCGTGGGTATGGGTGATTGAGTTCAGGAAGGTGGAGTGAAATGGCGTCTAACCATGTTAGGGATATGTTAGAAACTAGAAAAGCGGTAAAGGGTCTATCGTTGCCCCAATCCAGCGCAAGGATGCTGGAGGACGTTATCAGGGGGTTAGGACATGACCCGATGTTGATTGCAGTGAAGGATCTGCAAGACGTGGCGGATCAATTAAGTTACATGGTGAAGAAGGATCCTGCTTGGGGTTGGCGGTATTTACGCAATGTGATGAACGGCAAGATGGACCCGAGCGCGAAATTGACAGACGCTGTCATGCGGCTGGGAGCGATGATTGATAGCACTCCTGTTGATGTTGCCAGGAGCGAACAAGTAACTGTGATGGCAGTCGGGAATGTGCAGCCAGGGTCTTTGATCCTGGCTGACAGCCGTCGATGCGCGAACCCCGGCTGTAAGATCACATTCGTTCCGCGGGTTCCGTGGCAGAGGTGTCATAGTGCGGAATGCGCGAGGATTTGGAGGCAAGTTCGCCACCCCTCGACAAGCTCGGGGAACGGAAAGGGGGCAAATGGAAATGGCAAGTGAAACGGTTGTCGAGAATTGGCTGCATCAAGGGGAGCGGAAGATTCACATCGCAGCGATGGGGATTGAGGATGTCGATAAGTGGATCGGTGGGAAGAAAGAGGAGTTTGCCAAGAGAGAAGGTGTTAATCTGGATGATATACGAAAAATAACCTGGTATGAAAAGGATCTTGATATGTGGCATCTATGGATGGTGTGTAGGGTAGATGAATCAGGAGAATGATCATGGATGAAATGAAAGTTTGGAAATGTGGAAAAGGTCATTCGATGGGTGTGATCACACGAAACGGGAACAAGATTCAGCGATTGTTGGTGTACCGGCATGCTATTGATGTCACATTCCCTGATGGTATGCCAGCCCCGGATGTGATGATGGTATTAGAGGGGCATGCGTTTGACATTGAGTGCGATCTATGCGGTGAGGTGCGCACCTGGACACCTGATGAGGACACACTTAGGCATCTGACTGATCGTATAATCGAAGGGAGGAGTAAGGGATTATGAATGAAAACTGGGACGCGGTAGATAAGGTTTTAAAAGAAGCTGAACGATTGCAGGTCAGTTTATATATTTCGAGTGAGTTTCCGATTACAGGTGTGAGGTACAAGGTGAGGTTTGTTGCGCATTCCCAGGATCCCTCCAAGACAGTGTTTGAAGGCGTGGGGGATACTTTGACTGAAGCTATGCTCCGGGGATGGCGTTTATTCGATGAAAGGTAAATCGACCATCCATCCCCCATATCTGGTGGTTACACCAGACTAACCTTCTGGATATTTGGTTAATTATAAAATTGACTCTTGAATTAATTTTCTAATTCTGTTAAACTGATATTGCCGACCGGATGTAGTTCTGGTCTCCGCGGAGATTGGCGCCCGCGGCAGGATGTATTTTGCGTTCCCTAATTCTGGGAGCGCGTTTTTGTTTTAACCGCGAAGTTGTATTCCCCACTCGGCGACTTCGACAGGACTAATCAACGGATGGGAGAAGAAAGGTAAAGGAAATGCAAATAACACCTGAACAAGTCATCGTCATCGGTTTCATCGCGGCAGGGTTGGGCCAATTGCTGAAACTAGGCATAGCGTTTCTGGGAGTAAAGATTGACCGTAAATGGTTGACGATAGCTCTCTTCGCAATATCGCTTGCGATCGCATATTTTTGGGCTGCCCCTATCGTGCCCGCATGGCCTCCAATGGACGCGGATCCGGCTGTTTTTGGCGGGGCGATCGTGGGATGGGTTGGATCTGTTATCGCTGTGGCTAGCGTGATCATCGGATTTGCAACATTGATTTACAACCTTTTGCTTCAAAAAGTGTTTGAGGCGCTCGGCTGGACCTCTGAAAAGATATTGAGCAAATAAGAGAGAAGATTCAATCCAGGCCGGGCGTAATCCTCCATACGCACGGCCTGGGTCAATTCCCATCTCCATCGAGGCTTCGAGTAGCAAAGCCAACGATGAAGGGGGGGAAGATGAGGATACAGGCCGATGACGTTTGAAAATTTGAGTTCGTATGTATCTCTGGCAGTTTTGATAGTTGGTATTTATCTGTCGATCACTTCGGCACAAGCAAAAAAGGCTGAGGCAAGAAAATCATCGGTCGAGGCAGATCGTTCTGAAGTTGAGGTCGAAAAGGCGATGCTTGACCTGGCGAATGGGAATGTGGAACTGGCAAAAATGCTGACAGATGCCGCTACCGCCCTGATCTCGCCATTGAGTAAGAAGATTGAAAATCTCCAAAGCAGCAAGATCGAACTTGAAAACGAGATGAAAAGCATGAAATCTGACTATGAATGTCAGATCAAAAATCTCAAATTGGACTATGAAGGGCAGATCAAGGTCCTCAAATATGAGATCAACATTTTACGCAATGAGAATGAACAGCTGAGACTGGTCGAGAAAATTCGTTTATGAACCAGATAACGATAAACTGCGTTACGCGAGTGATGAGTAGGTGATTTATGCAAAGCGAATCATTGAATGATTTAGAACAAATGGCGCTGAACCTGGGTGAGGTTGAGAGCGTTGAGGAAGACGAAGGAAATATGTCTCCCGAGCAGGCTCGCCTTATTTCTCATGAAGCCCGAATCGCTTTTGAATTAAAAATCGCCGCAAAGAAAGATGGCAACGCCTATACCTTTCCATGGGCTGAAGAATATCTTTTATTAAGGGAAGCCGGATTTTCATGGCGAATCGCCTCTTATATAGCCTGGGCTTCATCACCAAAGAAGGGTCGGTGGCCAAGTACCCAGATGGAGTTGGCCAGCAAGGTGCTGGGTTTGACCAGCGATCGGGTTATTGGAAACTGGCGGAAAAAGAACGAAATCATCGACGCGCTGATCGCGAAACTGCAAGCCGCTCCATTGATGGAGCACCGGCGGGATGTGTTTGAAGCGCTTATTGCGGTTGCCTCAACGCCCGACCATCGGTCAAATCCGGACAGACGGCTCTACCTTGAGATGACAGGGGATTATGTTCCCCACGCAAAGATCGATGTCAACCGTCGGGGCGTAGAAGATGAGACTGATCTTTCTGATGCCGAATTGGAACGAATAGCAAAATTAGCGGATAAAAAGAATGGTAATTGAAGCTATGGGTTCACCGACCGGACTGGGACAACGGAGAAGAACCCCTACTCCGGATGCGGCAAAAGCCGAACGCGCGAAGCGGGAGTTGGCCCGCCGGAAATTTATGCATTACTGCCAATACGTGGCGGATTGGTACAAACCTGCCAGACACCATTTTCTTGTTGGGGAAACTCTCGAAAAGGTGAAATTATTCATTGCAACCAAAGGAGCAGAGGGTATTGGCAGGGTAATCGTCAATGAACCGCCCCGGATGGGGAAAACTGAAGAGGCAGCGCGATTATTCCCTTCTTGGGTGCTTGGTTGTCTGCCAGATTCCAGGGTTATTGTGGCATCGTATGGGGCAGATCTGGCTGAAGAAGATAGCCGGTCTATCCGCAATTATGTAACCAGTAAAGAATTTGGAAATGTCTTCGGTCAGAAATCAGCATTATCTTTACCAGTTGGTTTAAGCGAAGACAGCCGCTCCAAAGCAGATTGGAACCTGGCCGCACCCTTCCGAGGAGGAGTGAACGCGGCTGGAATTGGTGGAGGTCTAACAGGACTTGGGGCGCACCTGTTAATTATTGATGATCCTTTCAAATCCCGGGAAGATGCCGAGAGCGAAAGTTACCGCCGAAAAGTAATGAACTGGTACCGGTCAGTAGCTTACCAACGATTAGAAAAAGGCGGGGCGATTGTAATCATGCATACCCGCTGGCATCCGGATGATCTGGTGGGTCAATTGTTGCAGTTGATGGGCAGCGATGATCCTTTTGCAGACCAGTGGGAAGTCTTATTCCTGCCCGCTATAGCCTTAGAAAAGAATGAATACCCACAGAACGAGATTCAATTTCGTGAAAACCTGGTGAGAGGGATATTTATCCCTTACGAGGATCCATTGCACCGGCAACCGGGGGAGGTCCTTTGGCCGGAGAAGTTCACAAAAGAAGATCTGGAACGGAAAAAAGCAAATACTGATGACCAGGAATTTTCATCCTTGGACCAACAATTACCGCGGCCACAATCAGGTAATTTTTTTGATGAAAAAAACATCATCATTCGGGAAAGCGCACCAGAGCTCTTGCAGTGGTTTGCTTATATGGATCTGGCGCTTGGTGAGTCAAAACAGAGTGACTTGAACGCGGTCATGCTTATGGCATTGGATGCCAGTAATGGGGATCTGTGGGGGCGGGATCTCCTTCAGGTGCGTGACCTGGATGAGTTTATTAAAGATGTAGCCGAGCTTATGCTTCTGGAGAAAAACAAAGGTGTGATCTGGGGAGTGGAGGATGTAGCCTTCCAAAGCCGTGTATTCAAGGATTTCACAAAACAACCACGATTGGCCAATATTGCAATATTGCGGGTCAAACCGGACGGCGATAAGGTGACTCGAGCCAGGCCTGTCAGAACCCGATCGTTGAGCGGGAATTTCAAACTGGTGCGCGGTCCCTGGAATATTACGGCCATCCGTCAGTTGCTCGCCTTTCCTAACGGGAAGCACGATGACGTTGTTGATACAGTCAGTGGTGGAACACAGATGATCGCAGAAAGCGCTAACAGGATCAGGCGGAAAGCATCACAGCATGACGGATAAGGAGTAGACATGGCCAAGACTGATGTTGAACGAGCGGTGGAGACAATTATTGGGAAGCAAAATGGATATACGACCCTGTTTCAGTATTACGATGGCAACCAACCGGTTGTTTACTCCACCCAAAAACTCAAGGAGGTTTTCAGGGACCTTGAAGAAAATTTCACCTCGAACATCTGCGCTGTAGTAATTGACTCGGTTAAGGAACGGATTTCGTTTAAAGGGTTTACCTGCGAGGACAAGAAGATAAACACAATGCTTTCATCCCTGGTGATTTCCCAGGATCTCGTCAATGAATCTGATGAGACACATGAAGCAGCGTGTGTAATTGGGGAAAGTTTTGTCATTGTCTGGCCGTATGTCGTTGATGGGAAAGATAGCGGCATGGCGGAGATTTTCTACAATGACCCGAGGAATGTGCACATTTTCTACGAGTCGGGCAATCCACGGAAACCGCGATATGCCGCGAAGTTATGGCAGGAGGATGATGGGTTTTATCATCTGACGCTGTATTACCCAGACCGGCTGGAATATTACAAAACACAGAATGCGAAAGATGCAGGTTCGAAGGGCGGGGTAGAAGCTAATTCCTTCAAACCAGATACCGCTCGTAAAGGGGTGAGTGAAAAAAACAAAGAAATTGCCTGGCCGAAAAATCCATATGGAAAGATTCCGGTTTTTCATTTCCGGGTTGAGAAGCGCATCGTAAAATCGGATATCCGGAACGTCATACCCCTGCAGAATGGGATCAATAAATTGTTGGCGGATATGATGATCGCGGCCGAATTTGGGGCGATGAAAATGCGCTGGATCATATCCAATAGCGATACATCAACGCTGAAGCCCAAACCGGGATCGATCCTCGATCTTCCGGCAGGTATGGCAGGCGAACAAGATACTGAAGTTGGCGAATTTTCATCAACAGAATTAAAGAATTACATCGATGGTATTGACAGCCTAGTAGGTTATGTTTCGAACAATACCGGTACTCCAAAATATTATTTTGACCCGTCCAGCGACGCGCCATCTGGTGAAGCATTGATCGCGATGGAAGCACCCTTGAATAAAAAAGTGCAGGATCGGATCGATAAATTTACACCTGTGTGGAAGGAAGTGGCTGCCTTCGCTTTGCAGATCATGGGGATGAAAGTTGACCCGAATATGATCAATGTCAATTTTGCCAATCCGGCAACGATCCAACCTAAAACCGAGTGGGAGATCATCTCAATTCAGGCAAAGATCATTCCCCTGGAATTTGTTTTGCTGTGGCATGGGTTTAGCCAGGAAGAAGTCAAAAATATAACGGAGGCTATTTCCAAAGCAAAGGCAGAAGAAAAGGCCAACCTGGCAGATGTGTATGCTGAAGCGGTAAAGAATTTCAACCAGGTGCCCGAATGACCTTACCTACGCAGCCGCAACCAGTTGGAGAGGTGTATTCAAAGGTGAAAGCCTTCTTGCTGGCTTCAAGGAATTACGAATCGGAAGAATTCATGCGGATGGCTATGGAGTGGAATCGGGTTGAAAACGATCTCCAAATGGCTATTGACGCTGTTACTTTCGAGATTTATTCCTCCAGCCTGGAAGGCAAGGTTGTGGATGCTGCCATGGTTAGGAAACTCGAACGGATGCAATCGCTTCTGGCACAATCTCAGGACCGGATTTCCAAGTTCTACACAAAAGCCGAAGAGGCTGTGCGAGAGGGACAAGCCTGGCATATTAGCCAGGGACTGGCCAAGGGGGTGAGTGACATCCAGGATGCGTACGCAATCGCAGGGATATATGCCATCAAATTTGATATGCTGCCATTTCGGGCAATTGAAAACATGGTCGGATTTCTGGGTGATGGATCACCCCTGGGCAGTTTATTGCGGACTGACTATGCGGAAACTGCAACGGATATCAGCAAATTGTTGGTGGATGGAATTACCCAGGGAAAAGGTCCGCGGGAAACTGCCGTGATGATCAGCAGATATATGCGAGGGAATCTTGAACGGGCGATGACCGTGGCACGGACGGAACAGATCCGGGCTTTTCGTGTGGCCAATGTTGCCCAATATCAAGAATCTGGCGTCATTGCCACGTACACCAGGCGAAGCGCCTTTTCCGATACATCCTGTATGGCCTGTATTGCTGCTGATGGGAGGGTTTATCCGGTGTCTGTCCAGTTTGGTGATCATCCAAAAGGAATGTGTTTCACTACAGCCAACGTGCGAGGGGTTAATCCTCCGAACGTTCTTACTGGAATTGAATGGTTTACCAAACAGCCGGAGGATATCCAGCAGAGCATTATGGGATCAGGGCATTATGATGCCTGGAAGAGCGGAAAGTTTCAATTAAAAGATATCGCCCAGATTGGGCACGACGAGAAATGGGGAGAACAGATCCGGGTGAAACCGTTGGCTGAATTGGTGGGTGGAGGTGGTGGATGAGTTATGTAGATATCCGCGAACCGGGAACCAATCATTTATTATTTCGGTATGACCCAACCCGCAGATTGATTGAAATAAAGAATCGGGAGCGGTTGACGATTATTGACCTGGAAGGAATTCCCGTGAATCATCCTTCCCATCGACACCCCTCGAAGGGGGATGTTGGTTTACCAACCAAAGGAGGGGATTTGAAACTATCGTGAAATGACGTAAAATATATTTAATTGGCTGAGAGATTTAGCCATAGATAGCGCCAGAGCGCCAGCCCCGACATGATCGGGCAACGAATTACAGAGCGCCATTCGGAACGTTTCAAACGTCACCGGGTGGCGCTTTTTCATTAAACGGCGGGATGCCGAAAAGGAGAAAGCAATGAACCACGAATTTCAAAGAGGTTGGTATTTTTCACCAGAGGGCGGCGGGGCTTCGACAAGCTCAGCCAACGGAAGCTCGACCAACGGTAGCTCAGCCACCGGAAACTCAGCCGCCGATGGATCTGGTGGCGGAAATAAAGGCGATGCCGGAGCTTCAAATGAGACATTTGAAGCCTGGGTTGAGAAACAGCCGGAAACAGTCAAAAAGCTGTACGACACCCACATAACTGGATTGAAGAATACCGTGAAAGCCACCCGGGAAGAACGGGATGGTCTGTCTAATCAGCTCAAAGAATTGCTGCCCAAGGCAGAAAAAGGCAGTGAACTGGAAAAATCACTGCTTGATTTGCAGTCGAAGCTGAATGCTTCTGACAAACGCGCAAATTTTGCCGAGGAAGCGACAAAACCTGAGATAGGTTGTAGTAATCCAAAGGCAGCCTTCGCACTGGCCAACGCGGAAGACCTCTTTGATAAACGCGGTAACCCTGATTGGGATGCCATCAAGAAGATGGCGCCCGAGTTATTCGGTAAATTCCTTCCTGATGGAAACGCGGGAAGTGGGTCCCAAAATAGCGGTACAGGCACCCAATCGATGGATGACCTGATCCGCATCAAAGCCGGAAGGAATACAGTCTAAAAATTCCCCCAACCCCCTTTCACGACCCTGGAAAAAATCCAGTGCGTAAGCGAGGGGGACAAAAAGAAGGAGAAAGATATGCCACACGATAACGTAATCAACCGAGCTGATGTTTCCGGGATTGTCCCGGTTGAAACCAGCCTTGAGTTAGTCAACACTGTAGCCACCGAGTCCAGTCATGTGATGCGGATGGGACGCAGGCTGCGGGATATGTCTGTTTACGAGAACGAAATGCCGGTTCTCTCGGCTTTAGCCAGCGCGTATTTCCCGGATGGGGATACCGGATTGGTTCAGACCACCGAGATCAACTGGGAAGGTGTAAATGTATACGCCAAAGATCTGGCCGTGCTTGTGCCGATCCCCAAGAACGTTTTGAGTGACGCGCGGATTCCGATCTGGAGCCAGGTGCAGCCGATCATGAAGACCGCAGCCGGGGCGGCCATAGATAAAGCTCTTCTCTATGGCACGAATAAACCATCAGCATGGCCGAGCGCAATTGTCGCAGGTGCATTAGCAGCCGGTCATAATGTGTCGCTGGCAGGTTTCCCTGATCTTTACGACGCATTGCTTGGCGAGGATGGTGTCTTCAACCTGGTCGAGGTTGACGGATTTGGGGTTGACGGTGCCATCGCAGACCTTTCAATGAAGGGAAAACTTCGTGGAACTCGAGACGCCAATGGGCAACCGATCTTCACCCGGGATCCTGCCGTTGCCGGGCAGTACTTATTGGATGGCGCACCGATCTTCTTCCCCAAGAATGGATCTGGATCCAGCACTTACAAGGCAATTGCCGGTGACTGGCAGCAGCTGGTTTATTCCATGCGCCAGGATATCGAATTCGATATCTTCACTGAGGGTGTGATCCAGGATACCAGCGGGAAAATTGTGTTCAACCTGATGCAGCAACGAATGGCAGCGATGATGCTGACCATGCGGCTGGGTTTTGCCCTGCCGAACCCGGTCAACTGGGTAAATACTGACAGTTCGACCCGGTATCCGTTTGCTTACCTGACGGCGTAGTTCCCTGCCACTATAAAACCAAATCCCCTCGACAAGCTCGGTGAGCGCGACGAGGGGATATGAGAAAAAGGAAGGTAAAAGATGGGTTTGTACCCAAAAGCGGTAGAGAGTTTTCTCTCAGATGTACCACGCGGGAAAAATAGCAATGTATACATTGTTGATCCCGTCAACGGATCCGACGGTAATGTCGGTACAAACTGGTTGCTGCCACTGGCCACCCTGGAAGCAGCGTATGTCAAGTGTGTAGCCAACCAGCATGATGTTGTTTTATATGTGGGAGGTCCAACATCAATAACCCTCAATGAAGCTCTTGACTGGGCGAAAAACTATACCCATTTGATCGGGTATTGCGCACCTACCAGAATTGGACAGAGGGCAAGGATCTTCCAGCTTTCCACTCTTGTCGGCGCGTCTCCGTTGCTGACAATCTCTGCCTCGGGCTGTATGTTCAAGAACCTGTATATCTATCAGGGCGTGAATGACGCGACCAGTTTGATCAATGTTAGTGTGACTGGCGGGCGAAATTACTTCGAGAACGTGCATTTCGCGGGAGGCGGACACGCAACCCAGGCAATCGATGGTGGGGCTTCGCTGAAGTTGGATGGTGCCGAAGAAAACACCTTTGTCAATTGCACCATCGGGGTGGATACGATCGATGCCGGAAACGGTATGGTTGGGATCCTCTTTGATGGAGAAGCACACCGCAATGTTTTCGAGGATTGCACGGTCCGCATGCGAGCCGGTAATGGTGGTGCGGTATTCGTCGAAGTGGCTGATGCAACCGGAATTGATAGGGATACTATTTTCAAGAATTGTCTGTTCTTGAATAATTCGGCAACCGCATTGACCAGCGGTTTTGTCATCCCTGCAGGAATGGGAGCCCCGCGGAAATTGCTGTTGAAAGACTGCATGATCCTGGGTACCACCAAACTGGACGCGAATGACCGGGGTGTGTTGTTTGGCAATATGGGAGCCGTAACCGGTGCCGATCTGAGCGGTGTTGCCGTTGAGATGAAAACCTAGAAAGCGTGAAAACCATGGCGACGACTCTTAAGAATTTCGCCAGGCACGGAATTGCCTGGGAAAAAGGGGAACCAGTTCCAGATAGTCAATTCGAACCCGATGAATTTGCCGAGCTAGAAAGCCTCGGGTTGATTGGAAAAGAAAAGAACGAATCCCCTCACTTCCCCGTTCAGTCTTCAGCAAGGGGGCACCAAAAGAAAGCAAGCGGGAACCCCAAAAAATAAACCACCCAGTGTGGGCTAACTCCCGACACTGAGAGTTAGCCCACGGAAATGAGAAAAGACAATGAACGTAGAAATCAGTCTAGATGAAGCCCAAAGCGGCCGTTTGAAAATTGACATTGTTGGAAACGCGGTTGCCGCCGGGTTGGTTGGACAAGTATTGAATCCAGAAGGCCATTTGCTGCAGATCACCGGTGGTGACCTGTATATCGAAGAAGGGGCGGATGCCGCCTCAACTTTCAATATGGGAATAACCGCTACCCCAGGAGCGGACGCATCCGATCTGGTCAGCGCCCTGGCAGTAAACGCCACGGATGGAACAGTGTGGAAGGTTGTCGGGACAGATATCGCGTCTGAAGCGGCAGCCACAACCCCGAAGGGTGTGTTATGGCCAGCAAACAGTTACCTCACCATCACCAGTGCTGCCCAGGCTTCCGCCGGGTTGAAAGCTTCTTTGTACCTTGACTTCACCCGGCTGGACTAACCCATGACAACGTCAGTGACAGCCGCCCAGATTGCCACGCTGCGCCGAATGGTGGCCGAGCCTCTAACGACCATCTACAGTGATGCATTGTTGACAACGTTCATCGAGAGTTATCCATTGGTGGATGAGCTCGGGACAGATCCGTATACCTGGAGCCAGGCAACATCCCCGGCTACGAAAGTAGTTTCACCGGGATGGATCCCTACTTACGATCTTAATGCGGCTGCAGGGGATATCTGGGCAGAAAAGGCGGCTGCTCTGGCGCATGAACACTCTTTCGCGGCGGACGGCGGGAATTACCAGGTAAGCGATAAACACGCCCACTATATGAAGCAGGCATCGTTCTACCGTTCCCGCCGATCTGCCAAATCTGTTCCAATCATGGGATCCTAATGTTCAATTCTGCCGCGCTCACCTTTATGCGATCAACCCAGACAGGACACATGCAGGATGTGGCCATCCGCCAGGCGTTTTCATTCACAACCAACAGTATGAATGAGGCTGTGGGGGCATGGGATACCACTTCAACCACAGAGATCCCCTGCGGGTTGGATATGCGATCGGGATCCGAACGCCACGGACAGAATTACACAACACTGGTCTTTGATGCATCCATCCGGTTACCGATCACAACGACGATTGACACGCGGGACCGGATAAAGATCACCAAGCGGTTTGGTGAAACTCTGGCCACGGCACTGATTTTTGAGATCGTAGGCCCAATACAGAGCGGTCCTTCCGGGATACGGTTGTTATTGAAACGGATCGAGACATGAAATCAACCGTCAAAGTAGTGGTGTTGGAAAACCGTTTCGAGGCTGTGCGTAAAGCTGCTTCGGGTCCTCAATTGCAGCACGCATTGATGCAAGGTGGCGAGGTAATCAGAAACTGGGCGCGCTTGAATATTCGGAAAAATAAGTTAATCGATACCAGCAACCTAGTCAATTCGATCGACGTAGCCCCTTCGAAGGCTTCGAGTGACACTGCCGCAGAGGTTGCGGTGGGAACTGGAGTTGTGTATGCCGCGATCCATGAATTTGGCGGGGTGATCAATGCCAAGGCCGGGAAATTCCTTTCCTGGGTAAATAAAGAAGGGAAAAGGATTTTTGCCAAGTCTGTTCATATACCGGCAAGACCTTATTTGAAACCGGCAGTGGATGAACATATGGACGAGATCCGAGAGGCTGTTGGAATTGACCTGGTGGATGCAATCGAGAAGGCGACGAAATGAATACTACAACCCCACCCTGCCCTCCTCATCCTAATGGATGGAGAGGGATGAAGAGGAATAATGCCAACACTTGAAGAGGGATTAGTCAGTTATCTAAGCGGGTATGCCGGGTTGACGGCTTTGATCAGCACACGTGTATATGTGCTGGATAAACCGCAGGGAGTGTCGTATCCATGTGTGACATTCCAAAGAGTTGACACCCCTCGCATCCATACCCACGATATGAGCGGTGGAACAGGTACTCTGGCGCACCCTCGAATTCAGTTTGATGCCTGGGCAGTCACGTATGCCGCAGCCAAGGCAATTACTGATCAACTGCGAGCGGCATTGAATGGAAAAACGGGCAGTATTGGAAGCGGGGCAAACATCGTGACGATCAGGGCTGCTCTGGTGGATGGTGAAAACCCAACCAAAGATGAAACTCTCAATATGTATCGCAGTCAGAGCGATTTCATAATCTGGCAAGAGGAATAATGGCAAAAGATTCCGCGTTCGGAACTCAGCTACAAATGGGGAACGGAACCCTGCAGGTAGAAACAGCAAGCATTGTCGGGACAATCACAACATCAGGGAATGCCACATTCACTATAACTGCGACTGGACTGGCAGGGAGTCCGCTGGCAATTTCTGTTGCAGTTCTGGATGATGACACTCCCGAGCAGGTTGCAAAGAAAGCAATCGCAGCATTGGAAGCCAATGCCGCAGTGGCGGCGATGTTCTTCGTTGGAGGCGTAGGGGCGACTGTCACGTTGACCCGTAAGATCGCGGCTGCCAATATAGCCAACTTGAATATTGCGTATACCAACGATACCTGCGCAGGTTTGACCCCAGGGGCGACCAGCGCGGATACAACTGCAGGTGGGGCCTCGGAGGTTTTCACGGCTATTGGCAGTATCACCAATATCGGGGGTCCATCTCTGGGATTGGATACGGAAGACGTGACCACGCATGACAGCACCGCTGGTTGGGAGGATGTCGTTCCGACCATCTTACGCAGCGGAGAAATCAGTCTGGATGTTGTTTTGGATCCGGTAGCCGCAACGCATAACAGTTCCAGCGGATTGGTTTTCAAGATGGAAAACAAACTCCTTACAAACTTCAAAATTATCTTTCCGGACACCGCAAATACCGAATGGGCGTTCGCAGCGTATGTCACCGGGTGCGAGCCCAGTGCACCTGTTGATGGAGCTCTAACCGCGGCAGTGAAGATGAAAATATCCGGGCAGCCGACCCTTGTTTAAGACAACAAGGGCAGGCCCTTGTTTAGCCCCTCCCCATTCAAAATCGAATGGTGAGGGTAGAAATTATCCACCGATAGGGACAGAAGAAAGAGAGGTAATAAATGGCAAAAAATGCAGCATTTGGTACTGTGATCAAAAGAGGATCAACAGCGATCGCACAGGTTTCAAATATCGCCGGACCGGGTTTGAGCCTGGATACGGAAGATGTAACCAGTCATGATAGTACGGGCGGCTGGGAAGAAGTTGTAGGTACGATTTTGCGCAGCGGTGAAATCACCCTGGATATTGTTTATGATCCGGCCAATGCCACGCACAAGAACGCAGCCGCGGGTTTGATTGGTGACCTGGTGGCACGAGCCGCGACCACATTTTCGATTGTTTTTCCAGATGTGGGACATACTACCTGGTCATTTGATGCGCTAGTGACTGGATTTGAACCGGCGATGCCGGTTGATGGAGCATTGACTGCCAGCGTGAAGATGAAAATAACCGGGCAGCCGACCCTTGTTTAATACGACAAGGGCACGCCCTTGTTTAGCCCCTCCCCAACCCCTCCCCGACCCCTCCCCATTCATTGTCGAATGTAGAGGGGAAAAGAAATGGGAACGATGAAAAGAAAGGAAGATTATGTCGCAAATAGGTGAAATTAAGGTTCTAAAACGGGAGGATATCCTCAGGGCGTCGGATATTCAAAAGGAGCTGGTCTCCGTTCCGGAATGGGGCGGGGATGTCTATGTCAAAGGGATGACCGGGGCTGAAAGGGACAAATTTGAATCTTCCATGATCGAAAGATCCGGGAAGAACGGTAAAACCCAATCTGTGAATATGGCCAATATTCGAGCCAAGCTGGTATCACTTTCTGTCTGCGATGAGAACGGCAAAAGGATTTTCACCGAAGCGGACGTGCAGTCCCTGTCTCAAAAAAGCGCGGCTGCACTTCAAAAGGTTTTCGCAGTTGCGCAGCGCCTTTCCGGGATTGGTGACGATGATGTGGAGGAGCTGGCAGAAGGTCTCAAAGAAAGCCCTTTCGAAGGTTCACCTTCCGATTAGCCATGGCGCTGGGGTTACCGCGGGCAGAAATGCTTGAAAGGATGTCGAGCGCAGAACTGACTGAGTGGGCAGCCTTCCATAATCTGGAACCGTTTGGCGGAGATGCGGATTACCTGGGAGACGCGATCACGGCATCAACGGTTGCAAATGTGAACCGGGGTAAAGGGCAGAAGCCATACAAGGTTGAGGATTTCATGCCTAAGTTTGAGAAAAAAGAACAGAGTATTGATCAGATGGTTCAAATTGCCGCCATAGTTACAGCCAGTCTGGGAGGACAGGATATGCGATCGGATGAGCCTTCCATTCCTGATCTGGAGGATGAAGATGATTGAAACCTATCCCCCCAACCCCCCTTATCCGCTTCGCGGATGGGGGGCAAAGAAGCAATGTAGTGGACCCAGAGAATTGGTGAGTTATGGCTAATACGTTGATGTCCCTATTAATCAAACTGGCGATGGATTCGGCAGAGTTTGCCAAAGGGCTAAATGACGCCGAGAGTAAAACTTCCAAATCCGCTAGCCAGATGGGCGCCAGTCTATCAAAAATTGGTGGATCCATGCAGAAGGTAGGGGGAGCGATGACATTGGGAGTAACAACCCCGATCGTCACCGGGATGGGACTGGCGGTCAAAGCAGCTATGGATAGTGAAGCCGTTATGGCTGAAGTGGAGGCGGTTTTGAAATCCACCGGAGGAGCGGCTGGTGTCACCAAGGAATCATTGATCGAGTACGCCAACGCTATGAGTCAGGTCACCAAGTTTGATGATGAAGCCATCCTCTCCGGGCAATCAATGCTTTTAACCTTCACCAATATTGGAAAGGATGTTTTCCCTGAAGCTTCAACGGCGATGCTCAATATGGCCGAGAAATTTGGCAGTATGGATAGTGCAAGTACTCAGTTGGGCAAGGCTCTAAATGATCCGATCGCCGGTGTGGGAGCACTTAGCCGGGTTGGTGTCACATTCTCGGAAGAACAACAAGCCATGATCAAAGCACTTATGGATACCGGGAATACAGCCGGTGCGCAGTCTGTGATCATTGCTGAACTAAATAAGGAGTTTGGTGGTCTGGCTGAAGCAGCTGGATCGACAACAGCCGGACAGCTGGCAATTATGCAAAACCAACTGGGTAACCTCAGCGAAGAATTTGGGGTAATCCTTATGCCAATCCTGATTGAATTTATGAAGGCTTTATTGCCGATCATCCAGGGGTTTATTGACATGGATCCAGCCGGGCAGAAAACCATCTTAATTGTTGGAGGTATATTTGCCGCGATCGGTCCTCTGATCACGATTATTGGTACAGTGGTTTCGGCGATTGGAACACTGATCACCTTTTTCGGCGCAGCTGGTGCTGGCGGAACCGCCCTTGCGGCTGTTGGCACTTTCCTCAGTGGAACTGTCTTTCCTGCGCTTGCAGCGATCGTCACTGCCATCGGAGCACCATTCCTGCTATTGATCGGCGCGGTTTTATTACTGAAGGTCACATGGGATAAATTTGGGGCAAGTGCCGTGAACACGATCACAATGGTACGGGATATTATCGCGGCCGGTTTTCAGAAAGCGATCTGGTGGGTGGATAGCCTGGGAGGCGCATTTTCCGGGATTGCCAGGGCAATGCAGGGCGCTCTGGACTGGGTTATGCATTTGCAAAACCAACTTTTGGGATTGCGGTTGCCAGATTGGTTGACCCCTGGAAGCCCGACACCGTTTGAAATGGGTTTGCGCGGGATATCAAAGGAGATGGCCAGTCTATCCAAGACACAGCTGCCCAAATTCAACGCAGAATTGGACCTAAACCCTGGCGCAGCTGGATCTATCGCGGCGAATATCTCCAGCACCAGCGACAACTCTTCAGCAGTACCTGGAACAGATTACAGCGGGCCAACGGCGACGGAGATCGGGAAAGCGGTAGCCGTAGCGTTCATGCAAATGGGATTGGCTAACTGATGACGGCTTTTTACTGTGCGTATGCCGTTGAAGCCAAGTTGGATGGAACCAACTGGACGGATATCACGCCAGATGTCATAGGGGAAATCAACGGCTCAGGCGGGATACTGGGAGGCGGTCCACTGGATCGGGTGGGTGATCCGGGGAAATTAGAATTTACGCTTAATAATAGTGAGACAAACTCCGCAGGACTGGTTGGTTACTATACGCCGGGTCATTCCAATGCCAGGGCTGGTTTTGATATTGGGTTGGAGATCCGGTTGTTTGTCAGTTATCTCGGATTGGATAAGGTTAAATTTCAGGGGACAATTCCCGCCGATGGAATTGAGCCTACGTCGGGGAGGTATTCAAGGCGAATTACAAAAGTCAAAGTTATGGATTGGATGTATCAGGCAATGATCCATGAACTGATCTCTCCCGCATTTGCACAGAATAAAGATATCGGGGAAGTGGTTGCTTTGATCCTGGGAAACATGGTCCGGCAACCACTGAATACAGATTACGAGACTGGTTTTGAAGAATTCGGATCCGTGTTTGACACAGTAAAGTCAACAACGAGAGCATTGTCTGAGTTTGCAAAAGTTGCCATTTCAGAATTAGGGTTTATCTACATAACGAGAACTGATGTGCTGCCAGAAGTCTTACGGGTGGAAGGAAGATACACCAGAACAGACACAACAGATCTAACTGTATTACCAAGCGCAGCCGTAACAGATTATCTTGTGGATGAAAACGGAAACAGGCTGGTGACGGAGGATGGGGATTTTCTGGTAGCCAATTCTTATGGAACGGTTGAGGCTATTTATGACAATTCCATGTTTGATCTGAACGCCCCATATGGGAAATTACTCTATAACCGGATCAAATGCACGGCCTATCCCAGGATCGTTGGTGCTGATGCTGACACAGATCTGTTTGTTCTGGCTTCACCAATTGAAATACCAGCGAATGGATCAGTAACTTTTACAGGTAAATATAAGGATCCGTCTGGTTTATATGACAAGGTTGCAGGGATGGATATGGCAGCGCCAGTTGCCACGACCGATTACTTGATGAACACTGCCAGGAATGGATCAGGAACAAACATAACCGCGGATTTGGCAGTCACACCAGTTTATGGTGCTTCTGAGGTGACCTATACACTGGAAAACGCGAACGGAGCAATCGGTTATGTTACCTATTTGCGGGCTGTGGGAAGGGCGATATTTACGGGAGATCCAGTAGATTATATAGCCGAGGATTCAACGAGCATTGCACTGGTCGGACCCACCCAATTAACTCTGGATCAGAAATATCAGGATGATCCTACAGCAATTGTTGGTATTGCAACTGTCATCCTTGATCAATTAAAAGATGCCAGGACAATCCCCGATAAGGTTTCGTTTTACGCGAACAGATCATCCTTGTTAATGAATTCTTTCATGTCTATTGAGCCTGGTAACAGAGTGAGGATTAGTGAGGAAGTATCTGGAACAATTGCAGATTATTTTGTGAACGGGGTGGAGTATGTGATTAGTCCGGGCGGGTTTATCCGTTTCACGTGGCATTTACGAAATGCAGGTTTTGATACCTTTGTTTTATCAAAGTGGGATACGGCAGAGTGGGATGCTGTAGACGCAATCTGGGCGTTATAGGAGGTAGTTATGGCATATCAGGAACCCGAGGTACCAACAACCGGAACGGTGATCAGTAGTGCGAATTTTGGAATAAAAGTAGTCAATTCAATAATCTGGCTGAAATCACAAATTGATGCCCTGCTGGCACAGCCATTGATTTTTAGAAGGCAAGGAGGGAGTTCAACGGTTAATGCTACAGGCGGTACTACTAATTACACACCGACCTCTAGTAAAACTCAGGTTGGAGTTTATAGAACTTCTTGGGGTGGGGTCAATCCAGTAGTATTCACAATTACGTTTCCTGTCGCTTTTACAGAGGCACCAATTTTTTTGATTGGTGGAATGACGTTGATTTCTGGTAGTTATGCGGGAGTTTCTCATTTTCAATATAGTTCTTTGACTAAAACAAGCGTTGAGGTAACTTGGACCGCAACAACTATGAACTCTCCAATTATCGATTTACCCTGGATGGCGATAGAAGCATCTTGAAAGGTTAAATAATGGCAGAAATCCGATTTAATCAATTGACAGATGGTACCCCGGTTTCAACGGATATTATCCCCTTTGAGAACGACCCGAGTGGATCACAACTCACGAAAAAAACTACGGTGGCTAACCTGGCTTCATCCCTTGGAATTGTTGATGCCAGTACATCAGCGAAAGGGATTATTGAAATCGCAACGGACGCGGAAACGCTGACCGGGTCCGATACAGCCAGGGCGATCACTCCAGCGAATTTACTTTCACGGATTCCCGTTTCGACCGCAGTAAGCGACTTTCTGGTAGGGCAGGTTTCAGGTGTCTGGCTAAAGAAAACCCTGGCAGAAGTATTGACTATTTTGGGAAAAGCGGCGGCATCCGGGCTGGCTTCTCTGGACGGATCTTCCAAAGTGGTTCAGGATCCCGCAAACGCGACCTCAACGGCGACTGCCAGTAAGATACCGATCGCGGATGGGTCTGGGAAACTGGATACCTGGGTGTCGGATAGCAGCACAACGGTAAAGGGGAAGGTTGAGCTGGCAACCAGCGCCGAAACCATAACGGGTTCAGATTCTGCCAGAGCAGTCACCCCGGCGGGGCTTCACGCGAAAACAGCGAGTGATACCGCCCTGGGAATTGTAGAACTGGCTACAAGTGCTGAAACGATTACAGGAACGGATACTGGAAGGGTAGTGACCCCGGCAGGACTACAGGCCAAGGTGGCTAGCGATACAGCATTGGGTATTGTTGAATTGGCGACATCGGCTGAGATCAATACAGGAACAGATGCAGGGCGGGCGATTTCACCGGATGCTCTGGCAGGATCACTTATTTTTGGGGTCAAGGGATTTGAGGTTCAAATCGTCGAACCTGCGACGGATGTTGATACAACATCCGGCGTGTACTTTGCCCGGATTCCTCAGGCTATGAACGGGATGAACCTTATTAGAGCGCAGGCGTTCACAAATACAGCCGGAACGACTAACGCGACTACAGTACAGGTCAGAAATATGACCAAATATGCGAGTAATGACGCGTTGTCAACAGCAATAAGCATTGCAAGTGGAAATACAGTCGGCACCGCTGGAACAGTGAATACTTCCTACGATGACGTAGCAACGGATGACCTTATCAAGATTTATGTAACAGCGCAATCAACCACAAAGCCGAAGGGTTTATTGGCAGTTTTGGAATATCAATTACCGTAAGGAGAAAATATGGCATCTATTACATTGACTATACCTGATGAAATAGCGAAACGCGTCATTGATGGATTTTGCAACCAAAGAGGTTACCAAGAACAAGTTGTACTTGATGGCACATCTGAATTAGTCACTAATCCTGAAAAGAAAATCGATTTTATAAAACGAAAATTATCAGAGCAAATACTACAAGATGTAAAAAATGATGAGGTTCAAAAAGCGATTGAAGCAGTAAGGGCAACAGCATTAGAGAAAGTTGCAAAGGATATTGTAATTTCATGAGGATTATAAGATGGCAGTAGACGACAGTTACACCAAATCATTATTGCATTTTGACGGTTCGGATGGTTCAACCACGTTCACTGACGAAAGCGGTAAATCTTGGACTAGATACGGAAATGCTGAATTAGATACTGCAAGTAAAAAATTTGGTACAGCATCCGGGTTGTTTGATGGCAACGGTGATTATATCAATACCCCTGATAATGATGATTGGTGCCCGGAAGGTGGAGATTTTACCGTTGATTTTTGGGTGAAACGCGCTTCTATAAATGCCCGTATGGGGTTATGTATGCAGTCGGACGGTGGAGCGGGTGTAAGTTTTTCTCTTGAATTTTCGTCAGGAAATGCAATATATGTAATTATGCGTTCATCTGGAAGTGCATATGAAATTACTTCTTCATCTACTCTTACAGATACTACATCCTTTCACCATATTGCATTAGTCCGTTACGGAAATACCGCAACACTATATTTAGACGGAACATCTGTCGGGACAGCAAATTTAACTGGCGTAACAATAAAAAACGTTACAGGTAATTTCACAATAGGTAGATATGGCGATTATAACGATTTGTTTTTCAATGGGTGGATTGATGAATTTCGATACAGTAAAGGGATAGCAAGATGGACAGGTAATTTTACTCCACAATCTTCTGCGTATGGAGAAGCATCTACACCTTCTTATAGACCGAGAGCCATATGGTTCTAAATAGAGACTAGCCTTGGCTCTGAAGGGAGAGATTATGATTCGGTTTTCACAGCAGGACGCACGCTGGAAAAATTTTCTACTTGGCCATGGAAAAGAAACGATAGGCAGCGCCGGGTGTTTATTGACATGCCTGGCGATGGCTTGCCAGGCTAAAGGTTATTCCGAAACGCCAGCCACTATAAACGAGAAATTCAAAGCAACGGACGGCGGTTTCTATGGCTCATGGATAGGACTTTCCGTATTATCGGCGGCAGTTCCAGGAATGCAATATATTGACCGGGTAGACTGTCCGACCGTGGCCGCGCCGATCGAGAAGATCAATGCTTATATTGCCGCCGGAAGGATCGTTGTAGCGTTGGTGGATTATGATCCAGAAATGTCTGGAGTGCAGGATCACTGGGTTGTACTGGAGCGCCAGGCGGGAGATGATTACCTGATCCTGGACCCGTGGCCATTGAATGAGAATACTGGGGCAGTCACATTGCTGGGACGGTTTGGGAAGGGGAAGACAGCAGCCGAGGCAATTTATGGGATTGTGGTGTTTGGGTCCACGGGAAACCCGGCGCAAGGAAGTGAATCCCCCTCAATCCCCTCTGGAGAAAACATCCAGAGCGCAAGCAGCCTTCAGGAAGGGGGGCAAGAATTGCCAAAGGCCGGGACAAAGTTAAGTCCTATTGGTGATTTTGTAAATGATCGATATCCGGATCCGTCAACACAATCCATGGATGTTGGGGATATCCCGAATGGAGAAACGATCATCCTTTCGGGTGATGCAGTTATGAGATCCGATGGATCCATTTGGGGGCCACATATTAAGACTCATTGGGTGTGCATCAGTTTAAATGGGAAGGTGTTGATGAAGGAAATTAATTCTTGAGGAAGGTATAGGGGCGCCTTGTTATGGTGACGTGGAAGGTGATCGGGGGTGTTATGTTTTCAGGGAGCAATGCTCCGGGGACGCC